TGAAGCCGGAATTGACTTTATCGGGTTTGAAATTGACAGTTCCTATTTTCACATGGAAGAAGAGAGGTTTGCGGAGCACACAAGTCAAATGAGCCTACTACACATTGAGGAGGGAAAGTGATGATCCGTACATGGACACCTGAGAGCGAGACGCCGACACCACCGGGCGCGGTGGATTACCGCACCGTCAAGGCGTGGTTTCAGCAGTGCCGCGACCTTGCGGCAGCTATCGAAGTCCAAAAGCAAAAAATACAGCGCATCCGGGACGCGGCAGAAAAATGCACCCAGAGCCTGAGCGGGATGCCTGCGGGTGGTGGCAATGGGGACAAGGTGGGCTTCGCCGTAGAGCAGCTGGACACCGAACGCCGACAGCTTCAGAGGATGGAGACGGACCTGTGCAATCTGCGTGTCGAGGCCACCCGGCGGGCATACTGCCTGATAGCCGAGCCGGAATGTGCCGAATCGATTTGCGAGCACTATGTCATAGGAAAATCTCACAAGGAAATCGCAAAAGAAGTCGGCGTGTGCGGGGCAGATGTGGTCTACCGGCGAATCAAACGCGGATGTATGGCCCTGGCCGAGATATGGGACGAGTTTTCTGACGTGCAAAGTGTACAACATGCACAAGAAAACACAGCGTGATTTTGGAAGGGGTCAGCTCTTTTCAAGTCTGCAAGCTTGGATGTAAAATTCTAATAAGCGGTTCAGCGCTAAGCGGTAGCCGCTTGCCACGCAGCCTCCGAAACGGTTCCTTCCTTGTGACAGGTTTTCATGCTTTCCTGTTCTCCTTCACCGTTTTGCGGGCTGCTTCTATGCGAGGTTTGGGAAGCCACATAACGGGGCTGGCAGTTTTGTGGAACGGTTCGACTCCGTAACCTCGCACCGTATGGCGCATGGACTCATCCCCCACAAAGCTGCACGCTTAACCTCCCGTGCCACGAGAGAGCTTTGAATCCCCGAGGGTGTAAGTAGACTTCCCGACGGGATGTGCGTCAAACAACAGCCCTGGCGGAGAACCAGGGCTGTTTTATATGGCCGCCTGAGCGCAGTACGGAGCGCGTGTCAGCTGAGATATTGCTGGCTGGTTCGAGTCCAAGGGCGGTGTTTTATACTCCGGTAGCTCAAGTGGTAGAGCGGCGGTCTCCAAAACCGCATGTTGCAGGTTCGAGTCCTGCCGGGAGTGCTTGCATGATCTGACGAGAGCGGGGAGTGCAATAGCGGGGCATCCAGCCGCGAAAGTTCCGGGTGCAGAGGCTTTGCACCCGACAAGCAAGGCCTCTTATTTTGATATTCTGACCGTTCGGATTTTCCGGGCGGTTTTTCTTTTGCATGAGTTTAGAGAGGTGGTGGCGGTGGGCGCACGGCGGCTGACAGATAAGCAAAAAAAGAAGATCGTTGCGGACTATGTGCAGCTCCAGAGCTACCGTGCAGCCGCAAAGCTGAATGATGTTTCAGACGCGACCGTTAAGAAAGTCGTAAAGGAAGACCCGGAAAGTGCGCGCTTGTGCGCACAAAAAAAGCGGGAAAACTCGAAGGACATGCTTTCTTACATGGAGAGCAAGCAAGGAGAAGCACAAGAGCTTCTCGGGCTGTACCTGAAGGCGATGGCGGACCCGGACAAGATTGCGGAAGCAACACTGCCGCAGTTGTCAACGGCGTTCGGCACCATCGTGGACAAGTTTGCCATGCTGGGAGATCAAAGCAGCATAGAAGTCCCGGACGATGGGCTTGTGGAGGCACTGAGCGCCGCCGCTAACCTCAGCCCGCCGGATGACGTGGAGATGCTGCCAGAGGAAGAGGACGAAAATGCGGAAAAGTAACGGCTTTCGCTGGAAAGCCCTCAGCCAGCGGCAAAAGCAGGTCCTGAGCTGGTGGACGCCGCAGAGCGCATACAGCGGCTACAACGGCATCATTGCCGATGGCGCCATCCGTTCGGGCAAGACCTTTGCCATGAGCTTTTCTTTTGTCCAGTGGGCAATGACCTGCTACAGCGGCCAGCAGTTTGCCATGTGCGGAAAGACCATTGCCAGCTTCAGGCGCAACGTGCTGGGAACACTCAAGCAGCAGCTTGCAGCCCGTGGCTACAACGTCAAGGAGCACCGGGCGAAAAACTGCATGACCGTCAGCAAGGGCGGCAGAATCAACGAGTTTTACTTTTTCGGCGGCAAGGACGAGAGCAGCCAAGACCTGATCCAGGGCATCACGCTGGCCGGGGCATTCTTTGACGAGGTGGCCCTGATGCCGCAGAGCTTTGTCAACCAGGCCACGGCCCGTTGCTCTGTCACCGGGTCGAAGTTCTGGTTCAACTGCAACCCGGGCAGCCCACAGCACTGGTTCTATCTGGAGTGGGTGCGGAAATGCCGCTCCCGCAAGATGATGTATCTCCACTTTACGATGGACGACAATCTGTCACTTTCCGAGGACATCAAGGCCAGATACCGCAGCCAGTACAGCGGCGTTTTCTATCAGCGCTACATTCTGGGCCTGTGGACGGTGGCCGAGGGCCTTGTATATGACATGTTCGACCGCAAGAAGCACGTCGTTGATGAGCTGCCGGCGCTGTCTCCAAAGAGCGCCTATGTGGCGTGCGACTTTGGCACCCAGAACGCAACGGTTTTTTTGCTGTTCCAGAAGCAGGCAGATGCAGACTGCTGGATCGTCACCCGGGAGTACTACTACAGTGGCCGCGAACAGAAGCGGCAAAAGACCGTGGGAGAGTATGTTGCAGACCTTAAGGCGTGGCTGAATGGCCTCAAGCCAGAGAGGATCATCGTTGACCCCTCTGCCCTGCCCCTGATTACGGAACTGCGCAAGAACGGCTTTACCCAGACCCCAGCAAATAACGACGTCCTGAGCGGCATTCTGGACGTGCAGACCATGCTGCAGACCGGACGGCTGAAGATCTACAAAGACTGCAAGCACACGCTGGAAGAGTTCGGCGTGTACGCTTGGGACCCGGACAAAGACGACACCGTGCTGAAGGTAAATGACCACTGCATGGACGCTATCCGCTATTTCGTGCGCACAAAGCGCCTTGTGAAACTGAGGGATTGATTTTGAGCACTGTATACACATTCCAGACCTTCCAGCAGGCGCAAGCCGCCGGGGAACAGCCTGATTTCATCCGGCGGTTCGTGCAGCAGCACTGCAGTTCCGGACCTTACAGAATGGCGCTGGACGCTGATCTGTACGACGCCCAGAAAAACCCGGGGGCTGAACGCTTCGCGCAGGCTTACGCTTTGATGCTGAAACGCCTGTCCAAAAACACAAAGCAGGATGTCCTGCACCCCGATATGGTCAAGAGTAATCTTTTCCGGCGGCTCAACAAGCAGCGGGCGACCTACTCCCTCGGAAACGGCGTGGTCTTTGCGGACGATGGCGTGGACAAGGGCAAGCTTGGGCAGAACTTTGATGAGCAGATCCAGAAGGCCGGATATTTCGCCCTGATCCACGGTGAGAGCTTCGGGTTCTGGAACAACGACCATCTGGTGGTTTTCAAGCTGACCGAGTTTGCGCCCCTGTACGATGAGACCATCGGCTCCATGCGAGCCGGGGTGCGGTTCTGGCGGCTGAATCCTGACACGGATATGCACTATGTCCTGTACGAAGAGGACGGCTACACCGAGTACACGGAAAGCAGGATCGGCAGTACCATGCAGGAGACGACCCCGAAGCAGGCGTACAAGAGCGTGACCGTCTCTACCCCCGGCGGCGGGCTGGAAAGCGTGGAGGGCGAAAACTACGGTGCTCTTCCCATTGTGCCGCTGTGGGGCTCCGACCTGCACCAGAGCACCCTTGTGGGGCTGAAAGCCTACATTGACAACACCGATCTGGTGATGTCCGGCTTCTGCAATGACCTGCATGACTTTTCAGAGATCTACTGGCTGTGCGAGAACTTCAACGGCATGACCGATGACGAGCTGCAGGAGTTCCTTGTCAAGCTGAATCTGTACCACATTGCAGGCGCAGACACCAGCCAGGGCGGCAAGATCACCCCCTACACCACCGAGATTCCTGTAGCGGCCCGGGAGACTCTGCTGGAGCTGCTCCACACCCGGGTCTATGAGGACTTCGGCGGTCTGGATGTGCATTGCGTCAGCGCAAACAGCACCAACGACCATCTGGATGCAGCCTATGAACCCATGAATCAGAACGCAGACGACTTCGAGGCCCAGATTAAGCCTTTTGTTCGTCAGATCTGTGCGCTGGCTGGCTTTGGCAGCGCAACGCCGACATTCAACCGGAGCCGGATCGTAAACACCGCAGAGCAGGTCAGCACAGTAATCTCCGAGGCGGCGATCATTGGGCAGGACATGGCCATCGACTTGCTGCCCAACCTGACCCCGGAGCAAAAGGAAAAGGCTCGGGCGTCCCTGATGGCTGAGAGTGCAGAGCGGGAGACCGTGGACGAGGAGGAAGACACCGATGAAAAAAAACAGAAAAATTTATGATCCTCTGGGAAGATTGATCGATGTGATGCTTTTCGTCGCTGATTTTGCCATTGTGGCTGGGTGCTTTCTGGCCGTTGCGCAGGCGATTGGCTTATGACCGACCGTGACCGCATTTCCACCCGCCAGCTGAACCGCCTGCGCCGCCGCATCCTCCGGGTATACGGCACCGCCCGCCGGGAGATGCAGGAGCAGCTCACCGAGTTTCTGGCAAAGTACAAAGCGCTGGACGAACGCAAGCGGGCGCAGCTGGATTCAGGCGAGATCACCGAAGAGGATTACCGCATCTGGTTGCAAAATCAGGTCTTTCAGTCCGATTTGATGCGCCAGAAGCTGGACGGCATCACCCAGACTTGCACCACAGCCCAAGAGACGGCCTACAAGCTGGCCCGGGACGAGCAATACAACATTTTTTCCTTTGGCGCAAACTGGGCTTTCTACGAGCTGGAACAGGCCGCAGGCGTGGCGTTCGGGCTGACCCTGTACAACACCGAAGCGGTCAAGCTGCTGCTCAAAGAGAATCCCAAGCTGGTGCCAAACAAGCGCATCAAGAGCGAGAGCAACCGCACCTATGACGCCCGGGTGTTCAATCGCTACGTCATGCAGGGCATCGTGCAGGGCAAGAGCGTCCACGACATCGCCGTGCAGGCCGTAAACGGCATGGCTGATACAGAGATACACTGGGCCATGAATAACGCCATCACGGCGCTCACAGGCGCTCAGAACGCCGGGACATTGCAGCAGATGCGCAACGCCCAGGCTTTGGGCATCGAGGTCAAAAAGCGGTGGAACTCCACCCACGACTACCGTACCCGTGAGATGCACCGCCTGCTAGACCAGCAGACAGCAGAGCTTGACGAGCCGTTCAAGGTCATGGGTTACGAGATCCAGTATCCCGGAGACCCAAACGCCGCCCCGGAGATGGTCTACCACTGCCGCTGTGTGCTGTCCTCTGCGCTGGGCAAGTATCCCCGGCAAAACGCCATGCAGCGGGACAATGTGACCAAAGAAGTCACCCCCGTCATGGATTACACCGAGTGGTACAAAACTAAAGGAGGCACCGAGGCCGAACAAATGTGGCGGGTGGAAGAACGCAAAAGAAAGAAGGGGTGAACCGTGATCTTGCCGATGGAAAACACCGAAAAGATGATTTTTCCGGGCGTGGGCAAGTATGGCATCCCTGAAATCAAGCCGGAAACGGACATCCGCATTGACAAACTGGAATGGATCCCGGTCAATTATGCGCTGACAGCCAAAGAAAAGGCCACAAAAGGCGTGCATTTTTACAAGGACGATTACCAGTTTGAACGGTTTTGGAACAACCCAGACAAATACATTCCCCTTTTGCAGCAGTTCGGTGCGGTATGTTCGCCGGATTTTTCGCTTTACAGCGATATGCCGCTTGCGGTGCAGCTTTTCATGCACTACAAAAAGCACTGGCTGGCTGCATACTGGCAGGCGCACGGCATCCACGTCATTCCAACGCTCTGCTGGTGCGGCGAGCAAAGTTATGACTGGTGCTTTGATGGTGAGCCGAGAAACGCCATTGTGAGCATTTCCAGCCACGGAACACAATCTGACCCATACGAAGCGGAATGCTTTGCCAAGCACTGCCGCAATGCACTTGAGGTTCTGCAACCAAGCAGCATTTTTGTGGTACGGCAAGTGTCCGGCAGAATTTGACTGGAACGTCACAAAAATCAAGCCGTTTCAATACGAAAGGAGGCATTACCGTGAGTAAACGAGGTTCGGGCAGTTCCGCGAGAGCAGGCAACGGAGGAATAGCTGCTTTTAACGCAGCATCGCTGCCGATTAAGGGAAGCGAAAAACAGGTTGCTTGGGCGCAAGATATTATTCAGACCGCTTTTGATACGATTGATGCAAATATCAAGCGTATGGAAGAGCAGAACAAAAAAGAGATTGCAGATTTCAAGCAAAGGCATCCGAGCAGCAAAATGACGGCTGAGCTCAAAAGCAGAATTACTGCGGACAATGACGCTTGGATTGCGGCTGCAAAAGAATACCGGAGCGCCAGCGCTCAAAACTTTTCCAAAATGAGCGAAATCCCGGCAAAACAGGTCATTGACAGCAGATATAACTTCTCCGGCGAGATGATTTTAAGAAGCATCAATTACAACGCAGAACAAAAAAAGCGTAAGAAATAACCATGAAATTTAACTACGACATAAAATTCAACGACAACACCCCGCAGCTGCATGAGGCACTGGACTTGTGGGCGGAGCGGGTGCTTACCATCTGGGGCATGACGGTGCAGGACTACGCCCAGCTGCTTGTACCCACCGGCACGGCAGACAGCACTGGCATTGAGGGCTACGTGGGCGGCGCGCTCAAGCAGAGCCTGACCTACGCCGTAGACCTTGCAAAAAAGACCGTGACCATCGGGTCGAATCTCTTTTACAGCGTCTATGTTGAGCTTGGCACGGGCATCTTTGCCGAGAAGGACAACGGACGCAAAACGCCGTGGGTCTGGAAGGACTTTAACGGCAAGTGGCACTTTACCCGGGGCATGAAAGCTCGCCCGTTCCTCCGCCCGGCGGTGGAGGATCACATTGATGAGCTGCGGCAGATCGCCGCGGAAGAAGGAAACAAGGAGATATAACATGAAGAAAATTTTCGCATCTATCATGCTGCTTGCGGCGCTTTTGCTGTGCGGCTGTTCGGAGGCTGACAAGGCAAATCACAACATCGCAAAGCAGGCGGATTACTTTGAGAGCGAGCGCAAACTAACCGTTTACAATGCCCGTACAGACAAGGTGATAATGGAAGCCGAGGGTTACATGTCCATCTCCAACAACTCAAACAATGAGCTGGTCTGCACCGTCAAAATAGGGCCTAACACCTACCGAAAAAATTATGTTTACCTGAACGATTACACCATGTATGTGGTAGAGGACATCACCGGCACCCATACCGACCCGTACCACTACAAGCTCTATTTTCACACGGACGTTTTGCCAAGCGTGGAAACAAAGCCGTAAAATTTAATACTCAGCGGTTGGCGCACAGCGTCAGCCGCTTTTTTATGCCGCTTTAGCTCAGGTTGGCAGAGCGCCGGATTTGTAATCCGGGGGCCGTGGGTTCAAGCCCCACAGGCGGCACCACACCGGCAGCACGTCCGGCAAATAAACCTTATTGCCAAGCATGGCAGCCCGAGCATGGGCAGAAAGGACTATCACATGGCACTTGAGAGAAAAGACCTCCGCGCGATTCTGGAGGATGAGACTGTGGACGTCAGCGGCAAGATGAAGAAGATCCTGGACATGCTGCACACCGAAACGGACGCTCTTCAGAACCAGCTGGATGACGCCAAGGCCGCGACCGCCAAGGCCGAGAAGGAGCGGGACGCAGCCAACGGCGGCAAGGAAGCCGCTGAAAAGGCGCTGACCGACTACAAGGCCCAGCAGACCCAGAAGGACACCCACGCAGCCAAGGAAGCCAAATTCCGGGAGCTGCTGAAGTCCGCCGGGGTGCTGGACAAGTACGCAGACCGCGTTGTGCGGCTGTCCGGCGAGGACATCGACAAGCTGGAGCTGGACGAAAAGGGCAACGTCAAGGACGCCAAGAAGCACGCCGACAGCCTGAAGGCTGACTGGGGCGACTTTGTGGCTACGACCACGACCACCGGCGCAAAGGTGGACAACCCGCCCACCAACGCCGGCTCCAAAATGACCAAAGACCAAATTTTTGCAATCAAGGACGCAGGCGAGCGCCAGGCGGCCATTGCAGCAAATGCCGACCTGTTTACAGGCGGCGGAAAGGAATAACATATGGCAGCAAAAGAAAATATCACCATGACCACCGATATCACCGTAGCCGCGCGTGAAATCGACTTTGTGACCCGTTTCCAGCGCAACTGGGACCATCTGCGCACCATTCTGGGCATCATGCGCCCCATCCGGATGCAACCTGGCACCGTGCTCAAGAGCAAGTATGCACAGGGCACCCTGCAGAGCGGCACCGTGGGCGAGGGCGAAGAGATCCCGTTCAGCAAGTACACCGTCAAGGAGAAGGAGTACGGCAAGATCATCATCGACAAGTACGGCAAGTCTGTTACCCTTGAGGCGATCCAGAATTACGGCTACGGTGTCGCCGTGCAGAAGACCGATGATGAGTTCCTGTACGACCTGACCGCTCTGGTAACGGATAAGTTCTACAAGTTCCTGAACACCGGCACACTGAAGGGCACTCCCAAGACCTTCCAGATGGCGCTGGCACATGCCAAGGGCGCGGTCGAGAACAAGTTCAAGACCATGCATCGCACCGTGACCGGCGTTGTTGGCTTTGTCAACGTGATGGACGTGTACGACTATCTGGGCAATGCCAATATCACCGTGCAGAACCAGTTCGGCTTCCAGTACATCAAGGACTTCATGGGCTACAACACCATCTTCCTGCTGTCCGACAGTGAGATCGCGAAGGGAAAGGTTATTGCCACCCCGGTAGACAACATCGTCATGTACTATGTGGATCCTGCGGATAGCGAGTTTGCCCGCGCAGGTCTGGTCTACCGCACCGCAGGCGAGGCAAGCAACCTCATCGGCTTCCACACTCAGGCAAACTACAGCACCGCAACCTCCGAGAGCTACGCCATTATGGGCGTGACCCTGTTTGCTGAGTATCTGGACGGTATCGCTGTCGAGACCATTACCCCGGGTGAATCGGTCTAACCTGCAAGGGGGTGACTTTGCATGACCGTCCCTGAGCTGTGCGTTTACACGCACAATTTCTTTGACCGGTCAGACGACCCCATTGCCGGGGAGTTTGTCTTTGAGCCGGATACCGTTCCCGCCGGGGTAGTGCCGGGGCAGTATTTCCTCGTGTGTGGCTCTATCTTCAACGACGGCGTACACAAAGCCGGGGACGGCGATTTGATGGCCGAGACCTTTAACGGTACGGTGCAGCCTATGCGTGTGCCGCCCGCTTTTGCCGCGCTGGCCGAAAAAATCGACGCTTACGACAAGGCGCTCCCGTCCGGCGGCGTGTATGTATCTCAGTCCTTCGGCGGCTGGTCCGGCACGATGGCTACAGGCACGGACGGCCTGCCTGCAGACGGCAAGACCCGCTATAAATCTGAGATCAACCAGTGGAGGAAGATGTGACATGGTCAACGCATTCACTGCATCCACCGTGATGCAGAGCTTTACCAAAAAATTCTGCTTCAAGACCCGCAGCTATGAGCCGGATGGCGTCGGCGGCTTTGTGTCCGGCTGGACGGACGGCCCGGAATTTGAGGCCGTAGAGCGCCACGACACCACCGTGGAGGCTCAGGTTGCAGAGCAGGCGGCTACAGCGTCCACCTATACGCTGCTGGTCAACACCGGTGTGCCTCTGGCTTTCCCGGACTACATCAAGCGGGTGAGCGACGGGCAGACCTTTCAGGTGACGAGTGCAGCCGATGAGGGCAACGCCCCGGCAGAATCCGGCATGGGTCTGCGGGCCGTGAAGTGCAAAAAGGCGGTGCTGCCGTGATGGGGCCGTCTGAGAGCATCAACCGGGCGCTGAACACGTTTTTCAACGGGTTTGGCATCCCGGGCTATCTGGAAGATAACATCCCTCCCGGTGCAGAACTTCCGTATCTGACCTATCAGCCGACAATTCCCGGCGGCTGGAACGATGAAGCATCATTCCACGCCCGGCTTTGGTATCCGAGTGCCAAAGGACGGACGCCTATTTTACAGACCGAAGACAAAATAAGCGCAGCCCTTGCAGATGGTTTGACCATCGAATGCGAGGGCGGCGCTATTCTTTTGCGCAAAGGCAGCCCGTGGGCGCAGCCACTCGACAACCCGCCCGAGGGCTATCTGTGCGAATACCTCAATTTTGAGCTTACACGGCTTATCCCGTGAGAAAGGATCCTTTATGCCTGAAACTCTGGCAAAAAAGTTCGCGGTCAATGTGCTGACCCCGGATGCGTTCAAGAGCATCCCGAAAGGCTCCGGCAATCTGCTTTCCACATTTGAACTTTCCGCTCCCAAAATCGACAGCACCAATGTCGTATGTGCCTCGCAGGGCGGCGTGACCATCTCCTACAGCAACAGCATGGAGGATACGCTGGCCGACATCGACAACGCACCCACCAACACCAAGCAGGGCAATGAGGTCACCGGAACAACCGCCACCATCGCCTTTACCACTCCCAACGCAAGCCCCGACGTGCTCAAGCTGGCCATCGGCACGGCTGACATCGATGCGGACGACCCCACCCATGTGGTCCCCCGCATCGAGGCTGCCCTGAAGGACTACAGGGAGCTGTACTGGGTTGGCCCTATGATCGGCGGCGGCTTTCTGGTTTGCAAAATTTTCAACGCCCTTTCTTCCGGCGGCCTGAGCCTCAAGACGGCTCACCGCGGCGGCGGCTCCATGCAGATCACTCTCACCGGCTACGCCGACCTGGAAAATCCCACTCAGGCTCCCATGGAATTTTACTCGATCGTCAAGGCCCCGACCGGGGACTAAGGAGGACATATGCGCAATATCATCGATCTCGACGGCACCGAATACCTCAAGCGCACCTATGAGTGTGCGCAGGCTTATAAAAAGTACGTGGCAGACTCCGGCGTGATGGACATTCTGGGCCGCGAGCCGGAGCTGACCGGCACGGAGACGGACGCAGAGCGGCTGGAAAAGCGCCGGGCGCAGGCTAACAAAAACGCCGTGGACATGACCAAGCTGCTTTACACGGACAAGGCAGACCTCACCCTCGGCATCCTGCCCCTGTTCGTGGTGCTGGACAAAGACGAGGAGCAGCCGCCTACCCGGGTGCTGGCCTCTGCCATGAGCCGGGCGCTCCGGGACGTGGACTTCATGGATTTTTTTCAGTCCTTGATGTGATCGGCGCGGACGGCTATCGGCGGCTGGTATCCACCATCCGGCTGGATATGCTCCGGCTGCTGGGCAAGCCGTACATCATGGAGCATATCCGCGCCGAGGTGCGCAGGTATCAGGAGGCGCAGCTTTTCCGGGACTATGTGGCCGACGCCATCGGGCAGTATCTCGGCATCCAGCCCCTTTACTCCGGGCTTGCATCCAGGCATTTCCCCCTGCTGCACACCAAAGAAGACACCCGCACGGCGGAGCAGATCACCGCCGACAATGCAAAAGCTCTGGCGGAGCTGTGCGGAGGAGGTGAAACGCCCTGAACATATTTAATCTGGAAGCGACCCTGTCGCTGGATGATTCCGCTTACCGGCAGAGCATCCAAAACGTGCAGAACAGCACCAAAAGAGTTGTCACGGAGCTGGGCTCCGAATACAGCAAAGCAGCGCAGAAAGTCGCCGAACTAACAAAGCGGTACAACGAATCGGCCGAAAAGACCGGGCGCACCTCTGCGCAGACCAAGGAGCTGAAAGCTGCTCTGGCCTCTGCCCGAGCCGAGCTGAAAGAGACCACCTCGGCTCTGAAATCGGCTAACATCGGCATGACGGAGTTTGGCGGTTCATCTGAGACCGCCAGCGGCTCTCTCACCGGAGCCATCATCAAAGCCAACCTGCTTACCGGCGTCATCTCCAAAGTAAGCTCCATGGCCCTGTCTGCGGCCAAGGATTTTATCCAGACCGGTATCCAGTATAACGCCCAGCTGGAAAGCTACACAACCGGCTTTACCAACATGCTGGGCAGCGCTGAAGCGGCCAAAGCGGCCATGGACGCCATTCAGGAGGATGCCGCCCGCACCCCCTTTGATGTGGCGAGCCTGACACAGGCTAACCAGCTTCTCATCAGCGCCGGTGAAAACGCGGGTTACTCCCGCAAGGTCATCATGGCGCTGGGCGACGCTGTTTCGGCTACAGGCGGCGGCAATGCAGAGCTGTCCCGCATGTCGGCAAACTTGCAGCAGATCGCCAACGTGGGCAAGGCGTCCGCCATCGACATCAAGCAGTTTGCCTATGCCGGTATCAATGTCTATCAGGTTCTGGCCGACTACACCGGGAAATCGGTGCAGGAAGTCCAGAACATGACCATCAGCTACGATACCCTGTCTCAGGCACTCATCGCGGCCAGCGAAGAGGGCGGGCGATATTACAACGCCATGGACACCCAAAGCCAGACCATGAATGGCCGTGTGTCAACCCTGAAAGATAACGTGAGCCAGTTGGCTGGCCTTATGACCGGCGATTTGTCCAATGGCATCGGAATGGTCATCTCAAATCTTAATGATATGACTGTGGCCGCCATAGAGGCGTATAAAACCGACGGCTGGATCGGACTTGCCGGGGCTATTACTGGCCTGTCTGACCCCATCAGCAGCGCAAAGGATAAGTTTGACGACTTTGCATCCTCTGCAGTGACTTGGCTTGACCAGTTGAGTTACAAGCTCAACCGATTTCTTGGCAAAGCGGCAACTGCCGATTTTGACACCTACGAAGAATATGCCGCCGACCAGCAGAAGCAGCGCAACCGCGACCGGCTGCGGCAGGATGCATTAGAGGGTGTCGGCATCAGCAACAAGAGCTGGTCTGAGCGGCAGGCTGAGCTTGCTGCTGCCGCTGGCACCGGCGGCAGCTCTATCACTACTGGCGGCAGCAGCGGGAGCTCTTCCAGCGGAAAGCCTGGCTCAAAGTCCACCACCGAAACGGTCATTTCGTCCATCTCCAGAACGGCTACGACCACCGCTCAGAATGCTCTCGGCACCGTGACCACCAGCATCCAGACTCTGAGCGAAAAGGTCAAGGACAGTGCGGGCAGCATCAAAGACCGCATCACCGAGACCACCACCGAGACCGGCAAGGAGATGGTCAACGGAATCGAGACCACCTATAAACAGGTGGAGACCAAGGTCAACGGCGTGGTGACCAAAACCACAAAGACATACGACGATATGTCAAAAACGCTGGCGGCTACCCTGACCCGCACCACCAGCAAGGTAGAGGGCGGCGTGACCACGGCGATCCAGGAGGTCACCAAAAAATACGCCGACAACACCGAACATATCGAAAAGACCGAGACCATCACCGAAGAAAACATCGTCGATGGAGTGGCCCGGACCACCAAGACCATCAACACCTATATCGACGGTGTGCTCCAGAACACCAAGGTCGACACCGAAGAGGCCGAAAAAAGCATTCAGGCTGCGCTTTCCCGCACCGAAAAGTATATCTCCGAGATTCAGGGGCAGTCTGACAAAGGCATTTTCGGGCTGGTGAAGTCTCTCTTTACTGACATCAAAAACAAAGACGGCAAGGCCATCGCCGGGGATGTGGTAAAGGTCATTTTCGGACAGGTGACGCAAGAGCAGCGAAACACCATTCTGAAATGGGCAGACGATGCAATGACCGCCATCAATGAGCACTACGCGCAGGGCGGCATTCAGGGGGCGCTGCAGAGCATTGCAGGCCTCTTCAGCAACGGCATCACCCCGGCGGTCAACGGCTCCACCAAAGAAGTGCAGAGCTTTGCCGCCGCCATGAAGGGCCTTTCCGGCACCGGAGGCTCTGGCGGCATCGTCAGCAGCATCCTCAAGCTGTTCGGCGGCGGTACAAAGGCTGCGGCGGCTGCCGGTGAAGCCGGGGCCGGGCAGGCCATTGCGTCCGCAGCGGGCGGAGCAGCCTCCTTCTTCCCGGAGTGCCTTGCTGTGCTGGCCGTCATCGCGGAGGGCGTTGTAGGCTTCAAAATGGGCCAGAACGCCCGCGCCCGCGAGGATTCTGGCGAAGAGCGCTCTCTGGGAAGCAAGCTTCTCTCCGGCGCACTTCTGGCGGCCACCGGCCCCATCGGCTGGATCAGCTACTTTTTCGGCAAAAAGTTTGGCAAAAAGTCCTCGTCTTCGCCTGCTGCGGCAGAAAGCGCCTCGTCTGGTGCCATGAGCTACCTTGACATTCAAGACGCCTACTGGTACGGCAACGAGCGGGCTTTTGCGGGCTACGACTACCGCAGCGACCCCTTTACCTACAACCCCAACAACAATTCCGTTCCCAAATATCAGGCAGAGATACAAGCCCAGCTTGCAAAGCTGAGCACCGTAGTGGAGCAGTATCTGCCCGACGTGGCAAACCAGCAGATCGTGCTGGATGACGGTACCATTGTGGGCGCTCTCGCCCCAGGCATGAACGACCAGCTGGGCCATATCCAGATGCTTGCAGAAAGGGGCAACTGAGATGTACGAGATTTTTGCGTATCCCTACGGTGACCCCGAAAACAAGCTGACCGTCTATCAGCCGGGCAACCGGCAGGCTGTGGTGCTGTCACCCAAGCTCACCCGCGAGGTGAGCAAGGGCGGCAGCCTTACTTTTACCATGCTGCGCACCCACCCCTGCTACGAATCCATGCAGAAGATGTCCACCGCTGTGGCGGTGCATCAGGACGGCAAGGAGATATGGCGGGGCCGGGTGCTCAGTCACGAAGCCGACTGGCTCAACCGCCGGGTCATCTACTGCGAGGGAGCTCTCAGCTATTTCAATGACAGCTGCATCACCCCCTTCAACTACGAGGGCAAGCTGAAAGATTTTTTGGAATACCTCATCAAAGCCCACAACTCCCAGATCTCCGGCGGCAATGGCTACGAGGAGCAGACCAGCTACGACAAGATGAAAAAGTTTGAGCTGGGCAGGGTGACTGCCGCCCTCGGCGACCTTGTGGTGAGCTACGGCGACCGCAACCAATACGGCGTGGGCGAGGACTACGGCAGCACCTGGGACATCATCAGCAAAATGGTGCTCAAGACCTACGGCGGTTACGCTTACTGCACCTATAACTCCACCACCGGCATGAACGTGCTAAACTACTGCGACCAGGCATACGAGGCTGACCGGCAGACTGCCCAAAACATCGAATATGGCGTGAATCTGCTGGATTTTACCGAAAAGACCGACACCAACGACCTTTTTACCCGCATCTGGCCGATGGGAAACAAGCACACTGTCGAAGAGACCAAGACCCAGTGGAAGTACAAATTCCTGTGGTTTAAGTGGGGCTCGACTACTGTGACGACCGGCACCCACGAAGAGCGCTACGGCATCAACGGCACGAGCCAGAGCGCTGTGGACAAGTACCTCCCGAAGAAGGGTTACAGCTGGAATCGGGAGTACGGGTGGATCCAGAACGACGAGGCCGTGAAAAAGTTTGGCGTGGTCTCAAAAATCAGGGAGTTTGACACGGACAGCAGCGACGCCACCTTTGCCGCTGCGGTGCAGGACCTGGAAAAAAACGACCTCATGACCATGAGCTATGAGGTCAAGGCCGTTGACCTTGTGGATGCGGGCTATGATACCGAGCGGCTGACCTTTGCCAGCTTTGCCCATATCATCAGCAAGCCCCACAGCATCGACGTGATCATGCTCTGCACCAAGCTGGTGGAGCCGCTCGACCACCCGGAAAAGAAGGAGTACACCTTTGGCATGACCCGGCGCACCCTCACCGACCGGGCCGTGGCAAATCTGGGCGTGACCAACGAGCTCTCCGAAAAGACGGCATCCACCAGCCGGTATGCCAGCGCCACGCAGGTGGACACCACGCAGGCGGGCAAAACTGCCAGCGATTTTATCGACTATGCGCCCTCCACAGGCATGACAGTGGGCCACGCCAGCATCACGGCCAACATCCATTTCGGGACGGACGGCCTGACCTTCTCCGGCGTAAAAAACGGCACCGAGCTGCAAAGCTGGTCGGGCTCCTCCTTTGCGGCCCAGACCACGAGCACAGACCTCTCCGGCTATGCGGCGGTGCTGCTCACCTACGACGGAGACGCCGCAGCGTGGGCTGCTGCCGGGGGCAGGGGCCGAGCCTTTGCGGTGCTGCCGGTGAACGGCAAGACCTACTCCATCCTCTTCCCCGGCGCTCTGGCCCAGCGGCGGGACGTCACGGCGTCCAAAAGCGGCGTGACCTTTGGCAGCGGATACCGACAGACGGCGGCAGGCGCATGGGTGCAGGATGATACCGCCTGCCGCCCTGAGGCGCTGCAGGGCTTTATGTAAAGGAGCGTGATTTTTATGGGCAAGCTCATGGGGGCAAAAATTGGCTCTCTGCACACCTTGGACGACCTCGGCCTTTACCTGTTGGTTGGCAGCCCGCTCATCTCCGGGGCTGAGCCGGACAAAAAGCTTGTGCAAGTGCCGGGCGGCGATTTTCTGCTCGACCTCACCCGGGCCGTGGACGGCAAAGTACACTACCTTCAGCGCACCATCCGGCTTGACCTCAAATGTAAGGCTCCGCCGGATGAGCGCCGCAAGGTGCAGAGCGTCCTCGAAAACGCCTTGCAGGGGCAGTGGCTGCGCTGCGTGCTGGACGAAGACCCGGCCAACTTCTGGGTGGGCCTGTGGACAGTGTCGCCCCAGAGCAGAGACCGGCATACCGGCACATTTTCCATCACCGGCACCTGCAATCCCTACAAGTACAATGCCACCGCCTACGCGGGCGCAGATTGGCTGTGGGACGATTTTTATTTTGATGAGGACGTCATCTATGACGAGCCTACGGAGGTAAAGAGCCTGTGAACAAAACTTTCGAAGAAAACATCAACGACATCCGCAAGGCAAAGCGGGGCGTCGAGGTGCGGGAGGCCATGGCTGAAAGCCTTGAGTATGTGGAGGGCTTTGCCTCCACCGCTACCCAAAAGGCAGACGAGGCCGCAGCCAGCGCCGGAGCTGCCGCCGAGGCCAAGGAAGCCGCCGCCGCCTCTGCTCAGGCTGCGGAACAGCAGGCAGGCATTGCCACGCAGCAGGCCGAGACTGCCACGCAGCAGGCCGAGGCCGCTGAAAGCTCCAAAGCTGCCGCTGCGGAGTCTGCCAAGCGGGCAGAGGCGGCTGCCAAGGAGACCGAGGGCCGCGTCACCACCGACCCCACCCTCACCATCTCGGGCGCACCCGCAGACGCCAAAGCCGTGGGTGACCGCATCAACGCTATCAAAATCGAGACCGACAAGACCCTCACCATCTCTGGCGCGGCGGCAGACGCTGCGGCCGCCGGCGTGCGCATCAAACTGTTGGAGATGGTGCATGGCACAGACGTAAACGGCATCAGTTTCGTCTCGGCATTTGATACGCTGGACGGCGTGGCACTGGAGGGAGTGTGGAACAAGGCGATGAGCAGAGTGGAATTTTGAGGAGGATAGACCATGGCAACGAGACTTGGTGATATGGCGGTGGGCAGCACCGTTAAAATCAAGGTAAACGGCACGCTGACAGATTTTTTGATCGTGCAGCAGGGCAAGCCATCCAGCATCTATGACGATAGCTGCAACGGTACTTGGCTGCTGATGAATGACGTCTACACTACGTCCGTGTTCGGATATACGAGCAATTTTGGAAACAACTATAACAACTACGAGAAATCCCCTATTCACAGCCACCTGAACAATACGTTCTTCAGCCTGATTGATGGTGACATCCGCAACGCCATCAAACAGGTAAAGATTCCGTACAAGAAAGGCCTCGGCTCCCAAGGAAGTCTTGCCACTGGCGCAAATGGACTGAGCACCAAAGTGTTCCTGCTGTCTGGTTATGAAGTGGGCTGGACGACCCGAGACAGCGAATATTTTCCGAAAGACGGTGTGCGGCTGGCGTACTTCTTTGACGGCAGAGACGGCGACAGCAAGCGTATCGCATACTACAATAGCCGCGCTGCCATTTGGTGGCTGCGCTCTCCGTACACCGACAATGACTCCACCGTCTGGGCCGTCAGAACCAATGGTTCCAGCGTCTACGAAAGCGGCGGCAACAACCATGGAGTTCGCCCCGCTTTCATACTGCCCTCTTCTCTCTTCGTGTCTGACGATGGCACAGTCAGTGTCAACACTGCGCCTACTGTCACCACGGACGGCGCAGAGCTGGGGGAGAAGAACGCGGCCTTTGCGTGGAAGTACACCGTCAACGATGCCGACGGCGACACCCTGACCGTCACCGAAAAGCTGGACGGCAAGACCACCAAGACCCGCACCGGCGTTGCCAGCGGCACGGCCCTGACCTTTGAGCAGGCCGCCGAGGCCACTGGGTTCCAGCGCATCCTGAACGGCAACCACACGCTCACCGTTGAGGTGAGCGACGGCAAGGAAACCGTCAGCACGTCCGCGACCTTTACGAAGTCCGTCCACGCCGCAAGTGTGACGCTGACCGCCCCCCTGACGGCGGACGACACCATTACGGCGGTCTCCATGACGCTGGAAGGCAGTTTCCCGGTAGACATGAGCCTGACCGTGGAGATGACCAACAACGCTCTGGACGAGGCCCCGGTGTGGGAGAAATGCACGGATGTACGTCTGGGCGAGAGCCGGGCCTTTGTACACCACGTCTTTACCAACAAGACTGCCGCCCGGGGCTTTGCGTTCAACTACAAGATCACGGCTGCCCGGGGTGAAAGCGGCACCGGGGGGACGCTGACCATGATCGGAGGTGTTATCGGATGAGCGTATACTACAACAAGCAGAGCCTGAAGGAGCAGCATAAGAAGCAGGCCGAAAAAGAGCAGCTGCGGAAGCTCCCGGAGCAGGTGGCCGCCATTGAGGACGCCCTGTGTGAGCAGGATATGGCATCACAGGAGAGGCTGGCGACCATCGAAGACTCGCTGTGCGAGCTGGATGCCGCTGTCAACAAGTAAGGAGGATTTCAAAATGGATAAAATCTGGACAAACAGATTGATTGCCGGTACTAAGACCTGGGCCGAGATGCCCGCAAGCCGCCGTGCCGGGGTCAAGCGGGAGCTGGCCAAGAGGGTGGCCGAGGGGGAGATCACCCCTGAACAGTACAAGGAGATCACGGGGGAGGACTACTACAATGGATAAACTGCTGGAGCTGCTGGAAAAGCTGGTGCGGGCTCTCTTTGGCCCGGGGGACAAGCAGGATGCCGAAGAGGCAAAGCCCGCACCGGAACCTCCCGAACCCCCCGGGGCAGAGGCCGTCACCGGCTGGGAGGGCGACCCGCCCTATCGCTTTGTGGACGTGAGCCGCTATCAGGGCCTTATCGACTGGGCGCAGGTGGCTGCGGCGGGCTACAAGGGGGCAATGCTCAAGACCGTGAGCACCAACCGCAAGCTCTCCAAGCGGGCAGACGGCCTTTATATCGACCCCACCTTTGAGACCAACTACCGCAACGCCCGAGCTGCCGGGCTGGACGTGGGCGTCTACTACTACACCTACGCCACCAGCGAGGCCATGGCCGATGCAGAGCTTGCCCTGCTGCGGCAGGCGCTGCGGGGCAAGGAGCTGACCCTGCCTGTGGCGGTGGACGTGGAGGAAAACAAGCTCAAACCCATGAGCACCCTCGACCTCACCAACCTCACCGCCTATGCGCTGGAACAGGTAGAAAAGATGGGCTTTTACGCCCAGCTGTACACCTACACCCACTACTCCAACATGGAGCTGGATATGGGCCGCTTGGCAAGCCGTTGGGACGTCTGGCTGTCCGATACGACCGGGCGTACCCCCGCTGTCGGCTACCGCTACAACGCCCACCAGCACACCAGCAAGGGCAGCGTGCCGGGCATCACGGGCAACGTGGACCTTAACGTCACCACCCTCAACTATCCCCGTATCATCCGCAAGAAGGGTCTGACCCGTCTTCGGGAGGGCAAATGACCGAAAAAGAAGCTTTGCTGTGGGTACTGGGCATCCTGGGCAGCCTGTGCGCTGCAGCCATCACCATCGATAAGGTGCTGGAAATCATCCACAAGTACATCAAAAAGGCGCAGGAGCCGGACAACGCGCAGAACAAGCGGCTGGATGAGCTGGACAAGCGCATCGGCACCTTGGAGCAGGGCCAGCTTCAGCACACGCAGGCCCTCGCCCGTGACTTGCGCCGCTTTGAAGAAATCGACGAGGTGAGCCGTCTGACCCTCGACGGGGTGCGCAATCTGCTGGACGCCCAACTCTCCGGCAACAACCGCGAGGGGATGCAGAAGAGCCGCGCCGACATCGACAACTATCTGTTAAAAGGAGTGACCAATCATGGAAGCACTGGCAACTAAGCTTTTTGACCTTATCCCTGCCCCGGTGGCGGCAGTGCTGATGCTGGGCGGCTTTATCTTTTACGCCCTCGGCTGCATCCGGCTGGGCTATGGTGCCGCGGTAAAGCCGCTGGTGCTGGACCTCATCGAGAGGGCTGAGCACGAGATACAGGGGACAAAGCGCGGCGCAGAGCGCAAAGCTTGGTGCGTCAAGATGCTGCGCGCCTATCTGGACAACAGCCGGTGGGGCAAGCTTATCAGCTGGGCTATCACCGAGGAGACCATCGGGCGGGTGATCCAGTTTTTCTTTGACCGGGCAAAGGCAGCCCTGAGTAAGGAGTAAGACCATGAACAGCACTATATTCGAGCAAACACCGCGCTATTATTATGATCAGCGTGCGTACCCGATTTTGTGGCCCGCAGTGTGTGACCGTTTTGCCAACGGCGACAAAATGGGACATCCCCGTGCCGTGACCGCTCGAGTGCGCAACGCCGGACAGCTGCCGCAGCCCTTCTGGCTCGGTGCTACCTGTGGCGGCGGCTCGTGTAGTGCTGCCCGCTGCGCTGCAAGGACTTGACCGACAGCAGATGACCGCCGCAATCAAAAGCGCACCGCTTGGGAGGGTAGACCGTAAGATAGCCTTACTGCGGTATGTTGAGCGGCTCCCGCTGCCGGACATTGCAGCACAGACACATTACAGCCGGACGGCGATAGGCTACCGGCTGAAAAGTATTGATAAAATACTTGGATAAGGCTTGGATAAGCAAATCCCCCGGTGTTCCGTTTGGAGCATCGGGGGATTTTTTATTTTTGGGACATGGAAGCCCGGCAGTCTTTTTCGCTGAGATAGACCTGGAAGGGCTTGCCGCAAATGGTGCATCTTTTCTTTATCGCGCGGCTCATCCCTGTAAATCAGCGATGGTAACGCCGCAAGCGGCTGCGATCTTTTCGAGGGTAGACACTCTCGAGACTGCCTTGCCGGACTCTGCATGTTGAATGGTTGCGGTGGACAGCCCGGTTTTTTCTGCCAAGGCCCGGATGGTTAATCCTGCGCTTTCTCTGGCTGCCTTGATTTTGACGGCGGACACACCAAGCGTCTTGTAATCGGGCGAGTTGTACCCAATCACGAACAACCCTTGCTGTTCCATCGGCAACGCTTTGAGTGCGTAGCTCTTTTCTACATCCTCAAGGTCAACATCCTTCAGGACGTAGGCGCATGCATTGTCAAGCTCCGGGGTCATTTTATGGAGCTTGTGCGCCAGCGTGATCTTCATCGTCACGCCACGCACGGGAAATCGGGTAGCATTGTCAAGGTCTGCCTGATTTACGCGGTCGGGTGTGCAAGCCTCATCGAGCAGGCGGTAGAGCTTGCCGAGATTGCAGATGGTATTGTTTTCCATTTTGCCCTCCTAATTCACTTGTTCAGCATATCCATCACGGCGTTGTAATGCTTTTCGTATTCTTCGCCAACAGCAAGCTCCCGCTTGATTTTTTCGTTGCGGTAGCGGCGCTCCTCTCCGTAGATCTCGTTCTCGATCTCATCGGGGATTTCAATGAACGCTTTCTGCTTCTTGCCGTGAGTCACAACGAACACAACAAAGGCGTGGTGTACGTTCTCCGGCCAACGCCCGATCTGCTGCTTGTAGGCACCAGCCTTCATTTCGCGACCGTTCACAAGCAGAGAATTGATGGTGTACTGCCACTTATGGCAAGGGACCGTAACCTCGTTTCCATCATTCCAGAGGGTTTCTTCGGTGATGACCTTTTTGTCAATGTCGAGTTCGATTTTTGCGCCGCGGGCGGTATTCCAAGAGTATTTCATTTTTTGTCCCTCCATTTGCGTTTCCTTCTGACGCCATCATTATACCACAAAACTAATACAAGTGATACAGGCATAGTCACCAGACTTTGCCTTATTTTTTTGTCTATTTTGTATCAGTTGTATTAGTTTTGGCTAGGTCGCAATCAAACTCTAATCAAGATTTAATCAGGCGTTTTTGTCCTTCGTTATGCGTTCGTTGTCTCTTAACTCTCCTTAAAAAGGTAAACTGAGCGCAAAGGGAGGTAAGCGCCAATGTGGAACAAGTTCAGCCCGAACCCTCACGGGGGCAGCGTGGGTGATTGCGCCGTGCGCGCGGTAGCAGCAGCCACTGGGCAGAGCTGGGAGCAGGCCTACATTGGATTGGCGCTGATCGGCTTTGCTCTCGGCGATATGCCCAGCGCCAACCGCACATGGGGCGCATACCTCCAAAAGCACGGATTCAAGCGCCGCCTTGTCGAGGCAGACTGCACCACCTGTTACACCGTGGCAGATTTTGCCCGGGAGTATCCGCACGGCGTGTATGTGCTGGGGTGTTCCGGCCACGTTCTGGCCGTCATCGATGGCAAGTGGTGGGACAGCTGGGACAGTGGCGCGGAATGCCCGATCTACTACTGGTACAAGGAGGACTAAACGATGCCGTACAATCCATATGGCTATCAAATGCCAAACTACTACGGGCAGCCTATGCCTGACCAGCTCACGCAGCTTCGGCAGAATGCCGGGTATCAGCCGCCCATGATGAGCCAACCGACAGGGCAAAGCTCCCCATCTACGCCTCCGATCATCTGGGTGCAGGGCGAAGAGGGCGCAAAAGCCTACATGGTAGCCGCCGGGAACAGCGTGCTCTTGATGGATAGCGAGAACAGCGCCTTTTACATCAAGAGCACGGACGCAAGCGGAATGCCGCTGCCGCTCAGGGCCTTTGATTACAAAGAGCGCACCACGGCAGCTAAGATGCCCGCTCAGGCCGTCCAACAGCCCGGCGGGGAGTTTGTCACCAGGGCAGAGTTTGACGCCCTGGCAGCCCGCTGTGCAGCGCTGGAAAAGCAAGAACCCACAAAACCTGAAACGGAGGTCAAGTGATCATGGCAAATCCTCTTTTTAATGCACTGGGCGGCGGCAAAGCATCTTCCACGGCCGGCCCTATGGGCCAGTTCGGCCAGATGATGCAGCAGTTCCAGCAGTTCAAGGCTAATTTTCAGGGCGATCCAAAGCAGGAGGTGCAAAAGCTCCTTCAATCCGGGCGGATGAGCCAAGACCAGCTCAACCAGCTTCAGGCAATGGCTCAGCAGTTCCAGCAGTTTTTACACTAAGTCGTAACCGTGGCCACGGTCGAGATACACTTTTTACCAAAAATTTTGAAAGGAGTACAAAATGTCTCTTTCTTCTGACAACATCGGCTTGACTATGCCGGTGCAGCCCGCCAATACCAACAACGGCAACGGCTTTGGCTTTGGCGGCGATGGTTCGTGGTGGATCATCGTGCTCTTCCTTTTCATCTTCTGCGGCTGGGGCGGTAACTGGGGCGGCAATCGCGCCGGTGCCGGCGCCGGCGTCGTGGATGGTTACATCCTGACCAGCGACTTCGCCAACATCGAACGCAAGATCGATGGCGTAAACAACGGTATGTGTGACGGTTTCTACCAGCAGGCACAGCTCATCAACGGCGTCCAGCAGACCGTGAGTAACGGCTTCATGTCCGCCGAGATCAGCCGTGCAAATCAGCAGGCGGCATTCATGCAGCAGCTCTTTGCGATGCAGATGCAGCAGCAGAACTGCTGCTGTGAGACCCGGTCTGCTATCCAGGGCGTCAACTACAATCTGGCTACCCAGTCCTGCGAGACCCGGAACACCGTGCAGAACGCGACCCGGGACATCGTAGACAACCAGAACCAGAACGCCCGGGCTATCCTGGACGCTCTCACAGCTCAGCGCATCGAGGCAAAGGACGCCAAGATCGCGGAGCAGAGCCAGCAGCTCTTTGCGGCTCAGCTTGCAGCTTCCCAGGCGGCGCAGAACGAGACCCTCAAGGCATACATGAGCGGTCAGCTGGCCTACTACAACCCGCGTCCCGTTCCTGCCTTCCCGGTTCCTGCGCCGTACCAGTACGGTAATTGTGGCACCGGATGCGGCTGTAACGGCTGCGCATAACCAAATAACGGCAACTGACTGCAAATTGTAGTCTGTTCAGCCCCTGAGCTGATTTTGCAAACCAGAGCGCCGGGGCAAAAGTCCCGGCGCTTTTATTTATGAAAGGAGCCGATAAAATGGCTGAATTTACGAATCCCAATATCGTGACGGTATCCGCCGGGGAAAATCTTCCCTTGACAGAGACTGCCGTAAAAGGCCCGGCCTGCATCGTCCATCGTGAGGGCGCGGGTATCGTGACCCTGCGCGGCCTGACAAACCAGTGCAAAGCCCGCTTCAAGGTGAGTTTTGGCGGAAACATTGCGGTGCCTACCGGCGGCACAGCCGGGGCTATCTCTGTAGCGCTGGCAATCGCTGGCGAGCCGCTGAACAGCGCAACGGCCATTGTTACCCCGGCGGCAGCAGGGAACTACTTTAATGTGTTCGCCGCCGCCTTTATCGAGGTTCCGCGCGGCTGCTGCGTGACTGTGGCAGTCGAGAACACCAGCACGCAGGCGATCGACATTGCAAACAGCAATCTCATCGTTGAGCGCGTGGCATAATGAGAGGAGAGCGCTATGAACATGAAACACCTTAACGCACTGAAAGATATGCTGTGCGAGGAACTGGAAGAAATTACCCGAAAAGGTGAACTGAGCGCCGGTGATTTGGACACCGCGCACAAGCTGACCGACACCATCAAGAATATCGACAAGATCCAGATGCTGGAGGACGGGGACTACAGCCGTACCGGCGAATGGGAAGCCGATATGCGCGGCACTCATGGCCAGGATGGCAGCTATGGCCGTGGCAACAGCTACGCCAATCGAGGCCGTCACTATGTTCGTGGACACTACTCCCGCACGGATGGCCGTGATCGCATGATCTCTGACATTGAGGACATGATGCAGGACGCCACCGGCGCAGAGCGAGACGCTTACAAACGCGCGGCAGACATTCTGCGCAACGCATAAGGGAGGAGGGCGGCAAGTATGGACATCGACGAGATCAACACCCATATCCACAAGCTGAAATGCGGATCGACGGACTGGCAGAGCGTGGAAAAACTTGCCGCCCTCTGCACCGTGAGGAATGAGCTGGAAGAAAAGCAGGCACCGGCAGAAATGCAGACTCAAGCGCTGCCTCCCGCGTCGTACCCGGCGGCATGCTCCACAAAAGCAAATCCGCAAAGCGAGTTCGTGGAAGCGGCCAGCGCCGCGCCCTTTGGAGGCTTGATGGAAGTGCTTGATGAGCACATGAGCGCCATAAAGCTTGCATACCCGAAAGAGTATGAGTTGGTCATGCGGAAGATAACCGCATTGTAAAACAACACAAAATGTGTTATTTTTACATACAGCCAAAACTTGAAAAATTGAATTTTTAAGTTTAATAAGCTAACGTAAGGCTAACAAACTTTGAATTTTTATCGATAAATGGTAAAATAAAAC